GAAGCAGCATTGTCTAGGAGAGCCTTAGCCTCTTCGTATGCTTTCTTACGGGCTTCTTGCTGAATGTTAATGTAATCAGACATTGAAACTCCTGTTTTAGAATTGATAAGGGATACCTGCGGTGCTAACACTCTACAGACGTAGCGGTGCTGACACTCAACTACTGCTTTAAGTCTAGTGAACAAAAATAACGTGTAAAAGAAAACCCCCACCAAGAGAAGGGAATAAACCTGGTGGGGGAGTCGCTAGAAAAGGGAATAACTAGCGAGTTTCTTTCACTTCAACAACCCGAACCTCTTTGGCTGGGGTGTCAATAGCGACAACTGCATCAGCGAACTGCTCCGCTAAATCTCTTACTACGCCTACTGCTGGGTTTCCAGCAACCTCTAGGATAGCCTGTACAATTTGTTCTTTAGTAGCCATTAGAGCATCTTTCCTTCCAGAGTGTGCTTCATCTGTAACAATCCTAGCAGGTTAGGTTCTTCTACAGGTGCAACTTCTTCAACTTTTTCTTCCTGTGTTTCTTCTACAGGTTCTTCAGTAGTGTCACCCTTAGTCATCTGCTTGATAACGTTCTCCAACAAACCTGCTTGGTCTGGAGTAAGAGAGTCACTGGTCTCTAACGCTAAAAGCGCATCAGACAGTTTTTCAACATCAATCTGGTCTATGGAACGTACTTGTGCAACACTTGACTCGTAGGCTGGAAAGGTCACGATACTCACTTCTAGTAATCTTACGGACTCAAGGGTTCTAACGTTGCCGTCAGGAGACCAAGAGTCGGACTGGACATTGAAACCAAAAGACATCTTGTCAATGTCTCCTCGCTCCATAAGTATACTCAAATCTTTGCCCCTAGTGGTAGGTGCAAGTTCCGCTTCAACCCTAAGACCCTTAGAGTCTTCAAACAAACGCATAGTACCAGAACGAGTAGAAGCCAACGGTTCACCTGAATCGTGATTCCACAACAACTTCACATCATTGCGTGACTGTAAAGAACGCTTGAAAGCACCAGGAGCGATACGCTCAATGAAAGGAAGTGGCTGGCTGTCGCTGTTGAACACAGCTGCATAACCAGAAAACGTTAGTTTGTCACCAACCGCACGAATCTCAAACTCTGCATTAGAAACACGAGTCTCAGGTGTCGGCTTCAAACCATTTATTTTGCGTAGAGTAGCCATAATCTTTTCGGCTCTAGCATCAGCCCTCAAAACGACATCACTCATCAAATTCCTTTGCTTATCTGATTCTCTATCAACAATACCACGACTCCAAGTAAAGCCAGCGTCTCCGCCCCAAGCATCCCACATTATTCTGCCGTTACTAGGGTTGCTGGTGTTGAAGAAATCCTTACCCTTCTTGTCTACCTCATGGCGAGCAAAAAACGAGTACATACGCTTCACAACACTCAAAGACATAGACCTACCAGCAACAATGTCTGTAGCCCTACCCCAACCAACAGGAGTACCAGCACCAGTAGCCTTACCTTCTTCTTTCCAACGCAAAGCACGAGCCGCAGCCGTTTTCATTCCTTGTGTTGGCTTGTAAGATGCTACAGCCCTAGTATCCATGAAAGGTCTTTTCAGTTATTAGGCTAGGTCAGCCAATTCTGCTTCATGCACAGCAATAGCAGACTCAATGATAGCGATAGCAGCATCAGACTGTGCAACTACTTCTTCATTGTTTAGAGACTGTGCAGACTTCTTGTTTAGTTCGTGCTGATAGCCTTCAAGGTTTAAAGCTTCAATACGCTGTGTTAATAGTTGTGCCTTTACTTCGGCAGATACATTAAATGACATTTGTTCCTTCTTGTAGGGATTGTAGGTTTACAATCTTTTCTTCTAGCGACTCTATTTTAGCCACCAATACAATCATAGCGTTATAGGTGTCTTCTAGCCTGTCTGTGACGGGTTCTGTGGTGTAGGTGCTTATCCATGCAATTCCAGACCAAGTGTGGGTTACGCCTTCATAAGTGAAAGTGTCACCTGCGGTTGGGTTGGTTGGGTATGGGATAGGCATGATTTCCTTATGTTGGGATGTTATCTAGGATAGTGGTTTCCGCACCTGTTGCACCTGCACGAACTACAAGTTTTAGAGTTCCAGCGTCAGTTCCATCTTTTACATAAATCAAAGCTCGGCTTGCACCAGGATTTGAATTAGTGCTTGCACCTACAGAGTTTAGTCTTAGACCACCACCAGAGTTTTGATTTGCTAATTGTGCTAAACCAAATTCTGTTTGCATAAACAGGCTAGATAGTCCACCAGAGTTTCCAATGCTTGCTACTACTGTTCCTGCGGAGTTCTGCCATTCAGTAAGGTTCGCAGTTTGAGATGTAGCACCCTTTACGATTAGACCAACATAACTAGCATCTCTAGTTTGAGCAATCATCCTGTTAGCGGTTGTAAAATCTAGGTAAGGTGTGTTACCTGCAACATTTTGGACATAACTTGTTGTGGCTAATGCACCGCCATTAGTTACTTCGGCTAAAACCGCTCCAGCGCTATTTTGCCATTGCTGTAAATCTGCGGTTTGAGATGCAGCACCACGAATAACTTGACCAACAACAGATGCCGAGCCTGTCGCCAAGTTAAATCTAGTGTTGAGAATAGATGTCGCACCTGCACCAATGTATGTTTGCGAGTTAGAAATAAATTGACCACCCGAAGAAACACGACTAAGGATTGTTCCAGCACTATCCTGCCATTCCTGCAAGTTAGCCGTTTGCGAAGCTGCACCACGAATAACCGCACCGATAGTTCCAGCCGAAGCACTAACGACAGATAGTTGTCCAAGGCTTGTTGCAGTTCCTACTCTTACTTGACTTGTTGAGTTGATGTTTCCTGAAGTTGCAATTGTGCCTGTTGATGAAATGCTTACTAGAACGCCTGACGCATTGTTAAGCCATCTAGTCAAATCGCCTGTAGGTGAAGCGTTAATGTTTTGAACTTGCAACGGAATGTTCCCTGCAACGCTTGTATCAACTAAAGCACCACCGTTACCCATGCTTATTCTTGAGTTGCCTGAAGTTGTAAGGTTTGCAACAGAAGTTGCTCTAATGCCTACGGTAGCAAATAGACCACCACCACCGTTTACATAAACAAGGTTTGTTGCAGCTGAGTCCTGTATCTGCAACAGGTCTGCCGTCTGAGATGTTGCACCTCGTAAAATTGCTGTTGGAGTTAAAGCGTTTCCTGACTGAATTGCCAACTGTCCAACTACTGTATCCATAGAGATGCTACGAATAGATACGGAAGTTCTGACCTGACCTGCAGAGCCAATCCAAGTTAAAGCATCTCCAGAGTTATTTTGAAGTTCCAAAAGTCTGCCTGTTTGACCTGATGCACCACGAACAGTTGCACCGACACTGGCTGCATCACTCAAAACAACGTTGATTCTGCCGTTAGTGCCACTTAAGAATGAACCAGACCCACTGCCCCACTGCAAAGAGCCGAGATTGTTGATAGCAACATAAGAAGTTCCACTGCTATTTCTAACCTGCAAAACATCTGCTGTCTGACCTGCAATTGCGTTTACCTGTAAAGGCACTGTTCCAATTGCATTGTTATTGATTACATGGCCACCCACGCTGAATGTGTTTGCTGTGTTTAGTTTGGCTGTGTTTGTCAAATCGGTGACTAGGTTTGTGACCTGACTCTGGGCAATAGATAACGCAGTCTGGTCAATACCTATAGAGCCTGTAGAAGTAATAGTCCCACCAGTCAAAGGTGCTGTAGCAGTAATACTTGTCACACCATCAGCAGGGTTTGTTGCGTTTACCCAAAGGTCTGTTGCTGAATCGTATGTTAGAACCTGATTGTTTACAGGACTAGAAATAGCAACATCATGCAACTCACCCAGCTCATAACCGTTTTGAATGTGAACGCTAACAGCACCATTACTAGGATTCTTACGAACACAAACACCAACATAAACCATGTGCTGTGGAGCAGAAGGCTTAGTGCTAGTCCAACCACCAGGAACAGTAGGAGAAAGATACAGAATGTCACCCACAGCAGAAGCAGCTGAAGTGTCTATACCCTCAAGGTAACCGAACATCATCACAAAGCCTTCAGCATTGTTCGCAATGTTTTCGCTAATCCAACCAATAGTTCTAGCCGAAGTAGCATCACCAGAAGCCAAAGCAAGGCTAACGTTTACATGGTTACCTGTAGCACCAGACAAATAAACTATCTGCCCTTTAAGAAGTGTTGAACCAGTACTGTTACGGATACGCTCATAAATAGGGTCACCCTGATTATAGGAAGCACCCTGTGGCCCAGAATTACCTGTACTTATAGTTACAGGACTCTCAACAATACTTACGTCAACAACATCATTAGAAACAGTAACCGAAGTTGTACTCTCAACAACAGAAACTGTTACATCACTCATCTAGTTACCTCTGGTGTTACAACAAACTTGCCCTGAAGAATACGGTCTCTAACACCGCCACTAGAAGTAATCTCAAGGTCATACGAATAAAAACCATCAGAAATAGCTTCAGTCGCAGTAGAAGACACAACCACCGCAATAGTGCCAGCAGTACCACCCAAAGTGATACCCGAACCATTAGTCAAAGAAATAAGAGGTGTCGTAGAGTCATAAGTTTCACGAACCTGCATAGCAGCAGTGTAGCCACTCAAATTCAATGCAGTGCCACCAATGCTGATAGTGAAAGTTCTATCAAAAGTTGCGCCCTGTGGACAAGTAATGTTGTATGTGCCTGGATTTATCACGAAGCATCCTCTTCTTCTTCTAGCGTGTCTTCAATTTCATCTTCAGGAGACTCTTCTTCCTCAACCATCACAGGCATAGGTGCAGAAACACTACCGACATAAGGCATAGCAGGAAGCCCAAGTTCCATCAAAACCGCTTCAGGGTCATAACCAGCCTTAACAAGAGTGTCAGCCATCTTCACCTTAATCTCCATCTCAGACAAGTCAGCTGCAGAAACAGCAATGTTAGCCAAAGGCACTCGGAAAGTAT